AAAAAGCCTGTGGAGATAGAATCCTCTACAAGAATGTATGAATATTTTTCTACATTTTTGCAAGACTCCGTCGTTGAATCAGGAAGCCCAATGCTTTAGCTTTGGGTAGTTCACTATATCTTTCAGGACCAACAATTTCTATAATTTTATCCCATAAATATTCAACATCCTTATGTATTTGTGCAGAACTATGTCCAAATAAAGAACCTGCACAAGCCCAAGGAAGAGTTAATTTTTCTTTTGGTGATTTTGCAGTTTCTTCAATTGCTTTATCAACAATAGAAAGCAATTTTTCATAACTTCTTGGATTAAGTTTTAATCTTAATTGTTGAATTAATTCTGTATTATCAAAAAAATCAGGATCAATAGGTCTATCTCCATGTGTATGATCAATTAACATTTTTATTCTCCTATATATTAAAAATAAAAGGGAGAGTCCAATAAAGGACTCTCCCAAATAAAAATTATTTTAAAAAGTAATACCCAATACACCATTGAGCGGAGTTTACCCATAAAGGATCTTTTCCGATTTCGTTAGCGGTTTCAAAAGTAATTTGATTGATTTTCCCCTGTGTAAAATTACTAGAACCAAATATCTGCTTATAAAACTTTTTGACAGGATTTGTAAAAGCAGCATTGCCATGAAATTCATATTTTTCATCAAACTTAAAAATCCAAAATTCTTTAATAGCAAGAGCCGTAGAAGCCGAAATTGTATGTAATCCAATTTTTTCAATCTGTTGCCATTTAGGATTAGGATTATTCAGAACACTCAAAAAACCAGCCGTCTTAAGAATTTGAATAAATTTATAGGTATTTATCATCATGTTATTTTGAATAAGTGTATAAGCATAATCATTTTTAGCTGATGATAAATTTCGGAAATCATTTGGTGTTGGAGCTTTGCCGTTTACTCCATCCAATAACATTTTTTTAATTTTTCTTAGTAAATCACAATCTAGATTTTCAATATTTGTGCCGCAACCTGGAATGGCTAAAGTGTCAAAGAGGGTAGCATTAGTAGGATTGATTTGTAATTTTTCGAAAAAACCATTATATCTTGTGGTGATTGTATTGTGGGTTTCAATAACTTTGTTAATTACACTTTTACGTAAATAATTTCTATTAGCCGTGGTATTCATTGTAAAGCTCCTTTGTTCAAAAGACAAATTAAACGATATTACACAAAAGGTTACACCGTACTACTAATTTTTAAACTCCTTTCTAGGTTAAAATCCTTAAAAAAATCATATATGAAAGTACAAAGACTTTTCATATCCAACAAACTCATTTTATCATATTATTTTTTGTTTGTCAAGTCTTTTAATATTTTTTTTATTAAATTTATAGATAAAAATTGATCTGTCACTTTCTTGTTGCTGATATATTATCGTTAAAATCATAATAATAAAGAGTTTTATCTATACGGCTTTGTGTTTTTAACAATTGTTTTAATCTTCTTGCGTATTCGGCATCTTCTGCGAATTGAATTTCTGGAAACATAGCCTTAAGAGCAATTTTTCTTTTTACTGCCATAAGATGGTTTGGTAGTCTTTCATAATGATTTTGACAATTTCTATTACAAAGAAAATCAATATTATAGATAACTTTTTTATAGGAAGATCCATTTTCACTAATTTCAACATCAAAAACAATACAATCAGAATCTTCTTTTGTTTTATTAAGAATTTTTTCAATATAATCATCTGTAATTCTGTCATCATCATCAATAAATACTATATATTCTCCTCTTGCTATTTTTAATAAATCATTTCTTTTCTTTCCAACCCCTGTAATTCTGTTATCGCCAATATATAAAATCTCTACTGGTTGATTTTTAGATTGTTTGTTGAGATTACTAAGAAGATTATTAAATTTTTCCATTCTATCATTTAAAGTACAAATTAAAATTGAAAGCTTAATTTTTGGTTTGAATGGGCAACTATCGTACAATTTTTGTAAGTCAATATAAGGATGATAAAGCATATCTGAATTATGAATAAGATTTTTAAGACTTGTTCCTGGTTTAATCAATATAGGTTCTGGCTTTCTATTGACTGACAACAAATAGTCTTTAAATTTAAAATCTCCTAACCAATCTCCAAATTTAATCCAAAATCCAGCAACCTTATAAGCATCAGCAAGAATAAGACCATGTAAAGAACTTGAAAAGATTATATTACAAGAAAGTATTTGTTTAGGTAATTCTTCTGGAGAACTTTGAATATCAATAATATTTACAAAAGGCATATTTCTAAAGTTCTCAACCCATGGATGTCCTTTTTCAGAATAATGAAGAATAATACCAAATTCATATTTTTTTTCTATGGTAGGATAATAATAATGAGGAAAAAGAAGAACCGGATCTCCATAAATTTCAGGGCATTCAATTCCATCTTTTAATAATTTTTGTCTTGTTAAAGGTCCTCTTACTGCAAGAATTTTTGGAGAACTTTTAATATGAGATTCTTCATTGATAAAACCAGATCCCCATACTGTACAATTATTATCTGCTAAATGTAAAATACTTCCAATACATAAATATCTTTTTTGATTAGGATTTTCAATTAATTGAACCTGATCGTTTGAAATTGCTTTAACTAGATATGGATTAACTGCATCTCCCCAATTATAGTGCTCTGTAAACCATTGAAGATTTATCATGCATCAACCTTCAAATCTTTGTATATATTGAATAGGAACATTATCAACAAGCCAAATACCATTAACTGATCTGAAAAATTTATAATTATTTTTAAACATTTCTAATGCTCTAATAGTAAGAACAATAGGTTTACCACGACGAGATCCTACTTGTTTTGCTGTATCGATATCGGCAGACAAATGAACATATTGTCTATTTCCTTTTACTAATCCATAAGTTTTAATTGGTCTTATAAATTTTTCAACTGTTCCGTGATATAAAATAGTTGGTGGTGTTGTAGAACTAAGATTTAAATCAATTGAAACAGAATGCCCTTGATTTGCTCTAATTTTAGTACCATCTTCACTATAAGAAAATCTTTTTTTATCATTTGTTTTTACTACTTCGTCAAGTTCTTCTTTTTTAATTATTTTGCCATCTTTAGCCGCACATTCTATAAGATTATTAATTTTAACCCAACCATTTACATCTAATACAATTCCAATACTAGCTGGATTATGCCGAAGAACAAAACTTAAAAACTTACTAATTTTTTTATTTTTTTCTTCATTCATATTTAATACCTAATTTAGTAATATCAATTTCTATTTTTGCTTGTTTTCTTTTACATTCTTGAATTTTTGCATCTATTTTTGATTGTTTGATTTTAAGTTTTTGAATTTCTACATCTATTTTCATATACTTTTTATTCAAAATAGATTGTTTTTGCGCAAATTCTTTTACATTCTTTTTCATTTTTATTTTTCCTGTTTTTGATTTAAAATTTGATCTGCAAGGGCTGCGTACCCACACATATCTATAAAATTATCACTCTTATGAATATTACTTTCTCTAACTAATTTAACAACAATCATAATAATTGGAATATGTTCTGGTTTTACATCAAGACCAGTTAAAAGTTTAATAATTGTTGCTTCTTTTTTGGTTTCCTCTTCATAAGGCCCATACACTGCCGCTCTATCACTTGTAATTAAATTTTTTGCAACATTTAAAATTCCAGCGGCATCTTCATTCATTATTGTTTCCTTTCGGTTTAGATTTCCAATTAGGATAATCCCAAATCCATTCTAAAGCTTGAACTTCAAACGATTTCCAGAAATTTTCGTTTGTTCTCCATTCTCTATACCAAATAGGAGGATCTCGACCTTTATCCCATTCTTCTATAAATTCTTTCCAAGTTTGTTTTTTATTAATATTTTCATTCCAAATAACCGTAATATTAGTACAACCAATTTCAAGCCAAAGACGAACTGCTCTCATCATTGCATAAGAACAAAACATAGAAGAACCAGACGGCATTATAAAATCGTCAGGTTGAAAATATAAATTCCAACAATTTTTAATCATTTTAAAAGGAGAAAAAAACCAAAAAAAACTTTTATTTTTCCAAAACCATTTAGCAAGCTTCCATCTATCTTTTTTTGTAGATTCTCTAACTTCTGATACTACCCCATGATAAGTAGTATCCATCCACATAACATGATTATATTCTCCAAATTTAAGTGTTATATTCATTTTAACTCCCTTGGACCTTTACTTTTTCTAGGTTGAAAATTATTATATCTATTCATAGGTATACAATCAGGATTAATAAAAATACGACATGGTTTTTGAGATGCATGACGAAAAACAAATTCTAATAAATGTTCTTGTTTTTCTCCTGTTATTTTAAGAAACGGCCAAAGACAATCATTATACATACCTTCATCTTCGTTTTTAAGAACTAATTTGTTTCGTCTGTAATAGCAAATTCCTTTTAATAAAATTTTCCAATCATAATCGTTAAGAGTTTCTGCTTCTTTATTAGATTCAAACCAAAGAGCGAGAATTGGCTTAGGATTGTTAAATTTTATAGCTTCTAATAACCACACTGTTTTATTCCAATCCATTCCGTCAGACCACATTTCAGCATAATATTTATCTTCATAATAGCCAAATGTTAAAATCGGACTAGGCCAATTTTCAGAACAAATATCATATTCTTCTCTAGCCATTTTTATAATATTGGTAGCTCCTGGCATACGACTAGGAGGATCAATTATAGTATTATTATATTCTAGACTATAATTAAATTCTTTATTCATTTCTTTTCTCCTTAAATCTGATTTCTAATGAATTATTTAAAATATGTAATTCCCAGGATTCTTCCTTAGATATTATTTCATATAATCCTTCATAATATTTAAGTTTAGATCCAAAAAATATATACTTTTTCTTTTCGTAAATTCTTTCGGGCCAATAAATAACTTCTTTGCCATATTTTTTTAAGAAATCATCAAATAAAATTTCTTCGGTACTACTAATATATCTCTTTGTACCTTTAATAGTTAATCCTATATTTGTTCTAAATATTTCAACATTTTTTAACATTATTATCCCTGAGTTAATGAATACATATTTTGGGTTTGCTGTTAAAACGTATGAATCTCCAAGTAACTGTATTTTTACACTATCAAATTTATGTATTAACTGCATCATTTCTCCTTTATAATATTATAGTCATAAAATATTCAAAGTCAAGATTTTCTATCGTAACTATAAAGTATAAAATCAAGATTTTCGACGATATATAATTTGTTATTTTTCTTATATATTTTGTTTATTATAGGAAGTTAAAAAATAATTATATTTGGAGATAAAAATGGAAGAACTTACTTTTGCTTCAGAAAAAGAAGCAATTCAATATCTTGCTAATTTTACAAAAAGAAAAATTAAAATTGCTTTAAAATAAAGGAAGATAAAATGGCAAGATATAAATTAGTTAAAAGTTTAAACATGGAACTAATTGGAGTAGTTATAAATGATGATACACACTTAACATACCCAAAAGGAATTTATATATTTATTGATACAAACGACAATGATTGGAATGAATATTTAATTTGGGCAGAAACAAATACAGCAGATGCATCTAATATAATTATAGATTATATGGCAATTGTATATTCTGAACAATTTAAAAGAACAATTGTTTGTAATTGGATTGAAGAACCCGATGCTCCATTAACAGCCGAAGAAAAAATATTATGGCAAAACTACAGAAAAGAAATTAAAGAAATTATGCGCAGTCGTGCTATTCCTATAAATAAACAAATGTATGAATCAATTACATGGCCAATCGCACCTTAATAAACAAATAAAAAATAATATAAATTGAATAATAAAACCACTTTATAGGGAACATTATACAGTAGATTTTCGTTATATATATAACTTTTTAATAGGAATAAGCATGAAAGTACTAATTGCAGACGATCATGAGCATATTCTTAAGATTGTATCAAAATTGATTAATAAATGGGGATATAGAGCAATCCAATGCTCTAATGGGTCAGATGCATTTAATATTCTTACTCAAGAAGATCCACCTCGTATTGCCATTTTAGATTGGAATATGCCTGGAATTACTGGTGTTGAAATATGTAAAATGCTTAAAGATAGAAATATTAGTCCATTTATTTATTGCATTATACTTACAGCTAGAACCGGAGAAAACGATCTTATTGATGCATTAGAAAACGGAGCTCATGATTTTCAAAACAAACCAATTAATATTGCAGAACTTCATAGTCGTTTAATTGTGGGAAATAGATTAATAGAAGCAAATGATAAACTTGACCGATATGCTAAAAGTATGGAAGTTATGGCAAAAGAAAAAGCGTATCAACTTATAAAAATGGAAAAAAAAGCTAAAACTGATCAATTAACACAAGCACTTTCTAGAAGTTATTTTACAGAAACAGCAATTGTTGAATTTGATCGTTGTAAAAATGATAATGGATCTTTAGCTATCATTATGTTTGATATAAACGATTTTAAATTAATTAATGATAGTTATGGGCATCAAGTTGGAGATGAAGCCCTTAATTTAGTTTCAAAAATATGTAAAACTCAATTAAGAGAATGTGATTTATTTGCAAGGTATGGAGGAGATGAATTTATAGCTCTTATTCCGGATGTTAACAAAGAATTAGCTATTAATATCGGAAAAAGAGTTAAAAATGCTGTTGATAACAAAAAACTTAGAGATATTTCAATTTCTTTATCTTGGGGAATTTCTTTAAATTTCGATACAGATACAGATATTGATCAGGTTATCAATAGAGCTGATGAAACGATGTATCAAATGAAAGAAATTTATCATCAAAATAAAATTAAATAATTTTTATTTTTATCCATTTCTTGTTTTATATTTTTAAATTAGATTTTCTTATTCCGCCTATACGAAGTTCTTTTTCGGCTTTTTCTAATGCAATCCTAATATTATAAACTTCATTATTAAAAGAAAATAATTCTTCTAATTCGTCTAAAAAAATTTTCATACTTTTTCGTACAGTTTCATCATCTGCTTTATCTATAAAATATTTAATACGTTCAACATTCATTTTTGTCTCCCTTTTCCTTTTCTTTTTTTTCGTTTTCTTCGCCTTTTTTAAAATATTCTTTGTAATATGGCTTTTCTTTCAAAAGTCTTCTTTTTAATTTTCTAGTAAGATTAATTTTTTCTTGTTGAGTATTTTTTCTTATAGAAATCGAAGAATCAAAACCATTTATATTCCATTTTTGTTGAAATTCTAAAAACTCAAATCCATATTTTTTTAGAGCGTCCATAAAAGGCCATGAATAATCTATCTTTTTAGTTTTTCGATTCTTTTTTTGAATTCTATCTACCATAAGACGATAAAATGGTGGGTTTCTTTGAAGTTTCCATTTTGATTTCGGTTCACATATCTTTATAAGAGCCATAAATAAAGCTTCTTCAATCATTTTATTAAATTGTTTTTCTGTAAATTTTTTCTTATGTACAAGTTGCCAATATTCAGAATCATCACACGAGTAATAACCAACTTCATATACATACATATTTATTCCTCTTTTTTGTAACCCACAAATTCTATTTTATTTGTTTTTGTGGGTTACGTTTTATTTATTGAATTCCATAAAAAATTATGACTTTTTTCTTTTTCTAATTTAATTGTATCATGTTTAATTATTAATGCAGCTAGTTCTTTAATAAGATTTTCATCTAAATCTATATTAATTTTATTTTGAGCTTTATCTATTCTATCTTCTTGATGCTCCAATATAAAGCAAGTTTCTTCATTAATAAACATATTATATTTTGGTATATAAATTTCTTTTATTATAGATTTCCATCCATGAAAAATATCAGTAACTAATTCAATATCATACAAAATAGCTTGCATATTAATCCTCCAATAATTATATTATAGTTGCTAACTTGATAGTATTTTATAGTATCAAGTTAGCTTTGTAACCGGCACCATATCGTCCAATGAAAAATCGTTCTAGTATATTCTTACTTGCATTTAAATCTGCGTCTTCAGTATGGTTACATTCCTGACATAAGAATACACTACCCAAACGATTTTTCCTATTGATGTAACCACAAATAGAACATTTCTGACTTGTATAATAAGGCTGAACTCTGCGAAAGCTAACACGGTTTTCTTCACACTTTTGTTCTAACCTATCAAACCAATATGAAACATTCCACTTACCAATAGAAGAACGAATATTTTTACTCAATCGTCCTTTGAGTTTTGTACCTCTTGTTATATTTTTTAGGTTTTCTACTACTATTAAACTTATATCTGCTTCTGTTATTGTTTTGGCAATTTTAGATATGTGAACTACCCAAAGCTAAAGCATTGGGCTTCCTGATTCAACGACGGAGTCTTGCAAAAATGTAGAAAAATATTCATACATTCTTGTAGAGGATTCTATCTCCACAGGCTTTTT